TTTATTTGCTGCTGAAATAAATTCAATATGATCTACGTTTAAGTTAGTCATAACAAAATATTGGACTATCATTCCTTGAATTGTCTTCATTCTAGTAGCAATCGGACTAATTTGATTTTCAATTATAACATAATCTATCTTCTCTTCGTTTTCAAATAATTTATTAAATTTTGTTTTAATATTAATCCCAATATCAAATAAATTTACTTCGGCCGCTTTTTTGATTTCAATTGGTTCTAAATATTTTATACTTATATGCTGATTAATTAAAGATATTAAATCAACCTTTTTAATTTTAGGTTCGTATTTAATGTTATGAATATCAGCAATATCATGAAGTTTTGAAATTTTTTGCTTATTAATAAATACCGCTTTTTGTTCTATTGTTGGTATTAAATAATTATTTTGTAATTTCTTTGAATGTTTTAAACAATAACAAGTGTTGAATTTCTTAAACTTAGCAGGTTTACCGCATTCCATATTATTTTCAATAAATTCACATAATAAATCGTCTTCTTGTTCAGATATATTAACTATATCCCATTTGGTTATTTTAAATTGAGTATCTGTTGATGATTTCTCAAACAAACAGAATGCCAAATTTTTAATACCTACATCAATTGAGAGAATTTTCATATAATAATAAGTTTTATAAATTATTATTATATCCTTTCAAGTTGATAATATAAATTAATTTATAATAGAAATTAATTTATAATATACATTTTCAAAATTACATTTTAACACCTGGAACCATATTTTGATAACTGGAAGGATTTATTGATGGAGCGATTAATCTTGAATTTAATTGTTCTCTGTTTAGGTAAGGGTTTTTAAGATCGCTATTACAATAACCATAACCAGGTTTGCTAGTATCAAAGATATTTTTAAATTTATAAGGAACATTGTCAGAAGGTGTTCTATCAGATTTAACTTGTGGGTCAAGACCTAAGGTGTAGCAGGCTTCAGAGCTATTATAATTCATAACTTGAACACCATTTTTTTGAAGATATTGGCGATATTGCCAATTAGATTGAATGTTCTCTTGTTTTTGAATTCTCTCATTAACTACAGCGTCTGGTTGCCACGTTACAAAGTTCCTTCCATCCGCCATTATTGGAGGAAAATTAAAATCAATATTATTAGATCCACTATAGCAAGTTGACCAGGACATTTATATAATTACAATATAAAATCTTATTCAGATCCAAGCAATTTAAGTAATTCTTGTTTTTTCATTTTTGAGGCATCCGCCGTTTTAGCTAAACCTTTTTCAGAAACAATACTTCTTAACTTTGGTAAAGGGAGTTTTTTATAGTCAATTGATGAATCGTCCAAATTTTCTTCTAAATTAATACTTATAGTTTTTGATTCTGAAGATGTAGTTTCATTTGTCTCATCTGGAATAGAAATATCAAATTTAAATGATTTAAGTTCTTCAACAAGTTCGTCATTGCTACTTGCCTCGGATGGCATTTGTCCAGATTCTGTTGATAAATCATCTAAATCATCAACATCAATATCATCTAAATCATCAACGTCGATATCATCTAAATCATCTGCTTCATCATCATCTTTTTCATTGCTAATTTTTAATACCTTAATTAAATCATCTTTTTCAGAATCAGAATCAGAATCAGAATCAGAATCAGATTCATCGTCAAGAGATTCATCGTCAGAAACAACAGAATCATCGATAGATTCATCGTCAGATTCATATTCATCATCAGAAACAACAATTAATTTTTTATCGTCATTTTTTAATGAACCGTTACTATGAATTTCTGCTAAATGATTTCCAAATGTTTGATTTAGATGAGAACCACCTTCTAAACTTAAATGATGTAACCCTATTTTAACACCATTCATATCTTCCGCTAAAGTTGAAACAAGACTTAACATAGAAGCAATTTTGTGATTTTGATCTCTCATTTTACTTTCAAAATAAACAACAAGAAGTGCTACAATGAGCACCATTATTCCTAAAAACATAAAAAATGAAGGATTAAATAAATCTGTTAAAGAAGCCATTTTATTACAAAAAGAATATATAAATTAATTAATTAATTAACGAATTAATTTATATTATATATAAAATCCAGTTACATATTAGTGTTATCAATTATTTCCTTAGGATAATTCATTTCTGTTAAAACATTAATCCCACCCTTTACTTCAGAAATGCCACGTTCCAATTTATATGTGTATTTTAATTTATCATTAATTTTTTGTGTTACCATTTTAAAGTTCTCTATTCCTTTTATTTTATCTAATTTTTTACACACTTTAACAAAATGAGTGGTTAATAAACTTGAAACATTTTTATACTTTTGTAAATAAATCATAAATGCTGTAGCACTTGATTCGGCTTCTTCTGGATTCGTACCAGAGTATAATTCATCAAAAGCACAAAAATGTGTATCAGATTTGTTATCATTTATTATGTCTAAAATATCTTTACATCGTCGCGCTTCTGCTTGAAATAAACTATCACGCCCAGATGTATCTGGAATATTTAAATAACAATGAATATGTTTGAAAGGAGAGAATTTTGCCGAATCATAAAATCCACATCCGAATTGCTGTGTAAATATAATGTTGATTAATGTAGACTTCAATATTGTGGTCTTACCCGAAGCATTTGGACCTGTTATGATCTTATTCTTTTTAAATTTAATAGTATTTTTAATAGGATTATCGTCTTTTAAGCAAGCATAATAACTTTTTTCAAAAACACTCTTTTTATTTTCTTTGATAAACGAAGCGAAATTTATTTTTCTCTCTACAACGTTATTTTGTAACCCTTCTATACAATCAATATAGCCATTGAAACCTATAGAATACATAAGAGCATCATTATATGTTTGTTCTGAATGTAATTCATAAAAGTATTTTAATATCTTACCAATCTCTTTAAATTTACTTATATTATATAAACTATATTCTGATATTGAATTGATTTTTCCATACATAGATTTAAGATCACTAATTTTGTTTTTTAATATACTATTGAATTCATTATAGGTGTTGAATTCGCTTGTATATTGTAAATAATTTTCCATAGATTGTATTGTATTTTCCAAATATATTTTAATTTCATTAAAATGGCTATGAATAGTTTTCATATTATTATTAAACCTTATACAAACCATAATATTTTGATAAATTGAAAATAAATAAAAACCAGCAGATACTAATACATATATTATTTCTTGAGAAGATATTTCAGAAAAATTTACAACAAATAATTTTCCAATAGCATTGCTTTGAGCTACAACCTTTAGTACTTCTATATATTCTTCTACATTAACAGATAATCCTTTCATCTTTAATATAAAAAAAGGTATTATAAGTATTATAATAGGTACCATAAGTGAAAACAATGGTGAAAAAAGATTATAAATACTTATAGCTTGTAAAAATGTTTCAGATTTATTTAAAAATTCCATCATTTCAAAATCAATATAATAATATTTTTCTTTGAAACCAGATTCGATCTTCAATTCATTCCAAATATCTATAATATTTTTATAATTTGAAGAAACATTTGTATACTTATTTTGAGGTGATATATATTGTTTAATAAGTTTTTGAGTATCTTTCAAAAAAAGAGAGTCGGTTGTGTAATATTTTGAAATTTGTTGTGTTATTTTTTTTGACACATCATTATCGTTGTTGAAATAAAAAGAATAAATTGGATTACAAGATCCATCAATGGTATTAACAAGTTCTAAATCAGTTATTATATTATTCTTAAGTTCAATTCTTTCTGTATTATAATAAATAGGAACTTTAAAATGGTCATTTAATTTTTCAACAATAGTCAAGTTATTTTCAGAAGTTGTTGTATTCATTATATTTAAATTTATAATAGAAATATAATGATTTAATTTAACGAATAAGATTTTATTTATAAGATTTATACAACATATAATAATCTAATGAAATATGGATTCAACATTTGCCGGCATTTCTTTAATTTGAGTAGCATAATGTGTCTCTATCTCCTTTAATTTAAAATAATCTCGTCTAGTGACTAAATTAATTCCAATTCCTTTGCGTCCCCATCTACCACTTCTTCCAATTCTATGAAGATATGTATTAACATCTTTCGGAAGATCAAAATTAACAACAACGCTAACCTGTTGAATATCAATACCGCGTGCTGTAACATTAGATGAAATTAATATACGCTGTACGCCTTTTTTAAAGCTATTAAAAGAAATTTCTCTTTCATTTTTTTCCATTCCACTATGAAGGCGGCAAACAGGAAATTCATCTTCTTTCATAGCCTCATACAAATCTTGAACGCGTTTTACACTGTTACAATAAATAATACAATGAGACAAATTAATATATTTAAAAATATCCTTTAACGTCATATATTTTTCACGATCATCATCAACCGCAATAAAAAATTGCTTTATACCCTCAAGTGTTAACATCTCGCGTTTTACACTAATTCTAACAGGATTACGCATAATCTTATCAATGATAGGTTCCACACTATCTGGTAGTGTTGCGCTAACAAGAGCAACCTGAACATCTTCATTTAGATACTGAAAAATATTATATATTTGATCTTTAAAACCAGCAGATAACATTTCATCTGCTTCATCAATCACAACAAACTTAATTTTTCTTGTGGATAATTTATCGCGGCGCATCATATCAAATACACGACCTGGACAACCACAAATGACGTGGGGTACATTTCTACTAGAAAAACTGCTACCCTCATCAATACTCATTCCGCCGTACATACTTTTAACACGTAAACCAGGCATAATATTACCAATACTATCAAAAACTTTTGCTGTTTGAATAGTAAGTTCTTTTGTAGGAGATAAAACTAAAACTTGGGTGCTACTATCATTTAAATCTATATTTGCTAATGCTCCAATAGTAAATGTAGCAGTTTTACCGGTTCCGGATTG